CATTTCTTTTTGTGATATCGAAATGTTATCAAACTTCATATCTCCTTGTAAGATTGCTGTCTTTGAGTTTTTACCTTTGCCTTGATATAAATTATTTCACTCTCTCTTAATTTGACTTACTTGCTCTTGTGTTAATTTATTTGGTGTTGATAATACACCATCGGGTTTTGCGTTATTGATAAAGAAATCTCTTTGGTAGTGATTAGCATAATCCTCAACGTCAACTCTAAGAGACGCTGGTCTCAAAGGTGCTAATCCTAAATACTCACTAAGTGGGTTCGGGTATTTGTCGTGTATAATATCTTGGGTGGGTATTTCTATTTCTGTCCCGTCCTCTTTTCTAAAAATATAATGACTAATAAACTTTTCTTTATCGGTTGCTATTGTTATTCTATCAGGTCTTAGATTTCACAATTCTAAAACTTTACCTTGTTCGTTTCGTGCTTTAAAAATAAAAGCGTCACCACATAACAATTTGTTTATGATAACACTTTCTCAAAACTCTGCTTTTGTTTGAAATGGATTTGGCTTGTAAATCAAATCGATTAGTGGGTTTATAATTATTTCATCAACATCTCCTTTTGTATTTGTAATTTTAAACAACTTTCAATCAATTGAGCCAATCTTTTTTGCTATTTTAGAAACACAGGCATAAACATAAAGTGATTTTTGGTAGGTCTCCAATAGTTCCGTGGTGCCGTAATCAACCTGTCTGTTAAACAAGTTTGAAAGTAAAGTAATAACACTTTGTGGCAATGGTTTTTCTTTACCTTTTACCAATGCTTTCTCTTTTATTTTTCAGCCGAATATATTCATAAGTAAGTATTTTATTTTTTAGATATACCTACCCCTTTCATTTAGTAAAGTATAATCTTTTTTTTAATTTTTGTCAATACCTTTATATGACAATAAGTTTAATCGGTGTTGTTGTTAAAACATCTTTGATTGCTATACAAAATGCGTCTGCCATATCGTCGTGCGAACCTCTTGGTAATGAGCAAAGTTCCCTTCAAAAATCTGCTTGGTTTGTGTCTCCTTTTTTAAAAAATACTTTTTTATTTTCAAACAAAGGAACTAATTGCTCGTTGTATTTTTGTATTTTATTTATTGTTGTTCTAATGCCTTTGATATTATGGTCTGTATTGTTTTTTACAACCTGGACCGTGTCTGTTTGGAATACATTATCTTCAACTGCTACTCTAACAGGTCTTTGTATTTCATTATCCGCCTGTGTAATAATTTGCTTTACTCTTTTACTAAAATCTATTCTGTCTTTATATACATCTAAAATGTAAATGTTTTCGTTCTCGTCTAAAGCGAATGTTACTTTTGCTGTCCAGTCCCCGCTATCTATGTCTTTGCCAGTTGCTAAATCTCAACCTGAGTAAACATCAAACCTTTCTGGTAACTCTGTATATTCTTGGTATCACTCCGATTTAATAATTTCTCCAAGCAAATTGGTTGCCATATTTCTATATTCTTTGTTAAAAAACTTTTCTCCTGCGAATTGTATAATTTCTTTTTTCTTTGCCATAAGTTCGTCTCAACCTCATTTCTCGGGGAACAATGTTAGTTTCTTTTCTTCGTCAACAATAGCGTCATAACTTTTGCTTACATATCTTTTACCTTCAATGATTTCTCCCAAATCAACAGAGTATAAATCGTCATCTCTTTGAATAGTGCCAATCAAAATTATTTTTGTATGTGGCTCACACATCGGCAATACTTCCATCGCAAACCTTTCTTTCGCTTTTCTGTTTGCTTCGTCAGAATAAATTACTTGTGCGTCTATAATATCGTCTAAAATAATAATATCGGGGTGTCCTCCTCTAATCTTGCTACCATAACCTGATACATCTATTTTTTGTCTTTTACCAAAAATAAGTTGTGTTTTGCTATCAACATCGGCTCCTGATAATAAGGATTTGAAATAAGGTAACTCAACAAATTGTCTAATATGATAAAGTTTTTCTTTTGCGAGTTCGTCATTACTGGTAATGTATTTGATATGAATACCTGGGTTGAACTTACATAGTTGTAATGATAGTGCTTCGAAAAAGAAAAATGTTTTCAAATGAGAGCGTGGTGCTTTGATACTTATAATATCGTTATCAAGTAATAAATTATTTCACTCTTGGTGTAACCTCCCCATCTTCCAATTTTTCATATTGGGGATTTGATTGTATATCTCCTCCTGTATCATTGCTGTCAGAGACAACTGATACTTGAGTTTCTTTCTCTCACTCTCGGTCAATTTCGTCAAGCAAGTTGATAATTTTTGTTCGTTGTCCTGCATCTTTTGATTTTAATTTATCTGCTAATGATTTAACGCTATCGTCCGTGACTTCTTCATAAGTTATATTTTGTTGTGCTTTACCGTCAACTCTATCGATAATATCGATAAGTATTCTATCACTTTCGTCAACCAATGCTTTTTTAAAAAGTTTATCAACAATATACTCCATATAAGTTTTTTTATCGTCAGGAGTTGGCTTTTCTTTCAACTTTCTTCTAATTGCTTCCACAATTGAACAAGTCCCTATTGGTCTGCCATTTGGGTTGCCACTTACACCTTTGATAAACTTACCATCTTCTTGGACTGGTATTCCACTTGCGTTTATTCTTGGTGCGTCTATAATGCTGTTTTGCTCTGTTTTTTCAGTTTTTTCAATCTCCATTTCTATTTCTTTATTTCTTTATAATAAAAAAGCCGACACCTATATTTTGGACTTAGTCGGCTCAAAACAATTTTTTTGATTTACTATTCACATAACGCTATGTTTAACAATTGTTAATTATATTATACAGTTTCTTTTTCTTTTTGTCAAGTGCTTACTACCTCTTGAAGCATTTTAACTATTACATCTCCTTTGCTCTTTAAACCATATTCTTTTTTACCTCAACTTATTATTTCTTCTAACTTCTTTGCTTGTTCCGCTGTAATACTAACACTAATTTTTCTCATTATATTAACCTTCAACCCACGCTCTGCCTCTGCTTCGCTCATAAACTTCAAATATGTTGCCTCATCTACTTTAATTGTTTTTTTACTTTCAACTTCGTCAAAAGAAACTTCAACCGCTTGATTTAGTTCGTTTCAATCATAATCTAACATCTTTTTTAAACTGTCAATAACGTCCGCGTCATAGGGCAAACCTTCCAAACTTTTACCATCTTTATCTAATGCTACAATCAACTTCGCGACTTCTATTCTGTCCAAAGGTATTTGTAATTCCTCAAAAGACAATGTTTTTTTGATTGCCTCCTCTCTTGTAATATCTCCGAGATTTTTAATTTCTACCTTTTCAAAACCTAAGTCCTTCATCGCTTGCAATCTGTGAAAGCCATTTACAAGTTCATATTTTCCGTTTAGTTCTCTTACAATAAGTGGGTCTATCTGTCCGTGATATGCTATACTGTCTTTAATTTTTTCAAACTCTAATTGTAACTCCTCTGTTGAGTTAAAATCAGGTTTTGGGTTGTAATTGTTTGGTATAACCAAATCTATATCTACAACCATATTATTTTCTACAATGTTCATAGTTTTGTGTTTAATTTATTTGTTATCTCAATTTACTCCCCTTTCTCTCCATAACTTTGTTATATACTCTCCTAACTTAATATATTCTTTTATATTATTAACGCTGATGTCTTTTTGTTCTAAAAATGCCCTTTCTACTCTAACTCTGTTATTTAACTTCTTGTCAAACTTCCGAAAATTACTTAGTTTGCCTGATGACATATCTATAACTGTCCTGAACGCTGACCATTTAACTCAACTTGTGCTATCAACCGAATAAAAAGGGTATCTCTCCAACGCTCATTGACTCATTATGCCGAAACCGTGAACTTTGCATTTTGTTCCTATTACCGCGAAACACCTGTCCAACCAATTTTGTAATCTTTTCCTATTTTTTGAGTGTGGAACTAAACCACCTAATGCTATATAATCATATTTCTCAACCGCATTTTTTAATTTTTCTACTGGGCTTCCAAAATGAAAAGTAAAAAGAGGACGCAAACCTGATGCTTCCAAATACTGCTGGTTTTTTTCGGTTGCTTCATAATTTCCAATAACATCTAAATTGGCATAAACTTCGATTTTATCTTTATTCTCTTTAATAAAACTAATATATTCGTTTATGTCTATTTTAATTTTACCCGTAAACATTGAAAAAGCGCCTGAATCCAAAAAAATCTTTTTGTTGTTGTTCTCTTTTCAATACTTGTAAATACTTGATTTGTTAGCAAAAGAAATCAGACAATTAACTGGAACTTTTACTTCTTTTGGCAACCCACCAGCGAAATATATTTTCATAGCATTTTTGTGTTAAAACTGTTAATTTTGCGATAACGGGTATATTTATAGTGTTTTGGTATTATCGCGCGTTAAATCGCGTGTTTTGTGCGTTTAATCGCATAATAACGGGTCTATAACACCGTTGTTTTCAAATGCTTCGGCTCTTTCTCTACAACTTCCACATTTTCCACAAGGTTTATCTAATCCTTTATAGCAAGTCCAAGTAAGAGAATAGTCAACCACTCACTCTAATCCTTTCTCTATAATTTGACCTTTATCGTTATAAAGAAATGGCGCTCTAACTATTATCTTTTTATAATCACATACTTCGGCTACTTTTTGTAATGCTTCAATAAATTCTGGACGACAATCTGGATAAATAGCGTGGTCGCCTGAATGAACGCCTAAAACAACCTCATCAGCACCAATATTGATAGCATAAGCAATAGCAATTGAAGCCATAATCATATTCCTATTTGGAACTACTGTTGACTTCATATTTTCGTCAGCGTAATTTCCTTCCGGAACTTCTATATCACTTGTTAAACAAGAATTACTAACTAATTCTTTGATACAAGATAAATCTATAATCTTATGACTAACTCCTAATTTTTCGCAAGTTGCTTTCGCCATATCTAATTCTTTCTTATGTCTTTGCCCATAATTAAACGAAATAGCAAAAACTTCTTCCGCAATTCTTTTTTCTCCGTATAAGATAGTTGTGCTATCTAAACCTCCACTTAATACAACAACACTTTTCATAATAATAAATTTATTTATTGATTAAAGATAAAAATTCTTGCCTCGTGCTATCTTTCTCCCTAAACACTCCTCTAATATCACTCGTAACCATTTGCCCTTCTTTTCTTACCCCTCTCATAACTTTACAGAGATGAGTTCCTTTCATAACTAAAGCACAGCCTAATGGCTGTATCTCTTTTTCAATATCATCTAAAATATCTTTTACTAATCTTTCTTGAATTTGAAGTTTAGCACAATGATAATCTATCAACCTTGCTACTTTACTAATACCAACAATTTTCTTGTTTGGTATGTAAGCAAAATAATACTCTCCAAAAAACGGCACCATATGATGTTCGCATTGTGAATAGAATTTTCCTGTATCAAAAATCATTTGGTCATAATTAACCCCGTCTTGTCCATTTTCAAATACAGTTAACTTTGGTTTCTGTTCTAAATCATAACCTCTAAATATTTCTTTTCACATCTTAACAACTCTTTTTGGAGTTTCTATTAAACCTTGTCTATTTGGATTTTCGCCAATCTGTTCTAACATACGAGTAATAGTTTTTTCTTGGTCGCCTTTTCCTTCTCCAACTTCTCAAGGAAAAGTAACTCAATCGCTTCTAACCTCCATAAAAGTAACACCTGATATTGGAGTTCAAGGTTTCACAAATAATACTACAATATCTTTTGAACTATCAAGATTATAAGATAGTATTGTTTTACCACTATCAATTAAATCGTCAAAAATAATATCGGCTTGTTCCGGAGTTTCAACTAAATTAAGTTTAGCCATCAAAGCAATAATTAAACCATTTTTTGGTATAGCATAAACTTTTTTATTACCACATTGTCTTTGTAATCACTCTACTATTCCAAGAGTAATATATGTTATTTCATTTTCGCTTTGCCTCATAATAATATTTGAAATCTTACTGCTAAATTATAATTTCTTTCTAAAACTTTGTCGACCAATTTTAAAGCATTTGCTCTATATTTCTTTCACTCCATACCTTCGGGCATAATATACACTCTTGATTTTGATATTTTTAAACTATCGACTATTTTATTAACCTCTTTTAAATCTTTTTCGTCGCAACATACAAACTTGTAAATTGTGTTGGCTCTTTGTCTAAAAAGTTTTAATACTTCGGGTCTATATCTTTTCTCTTTTGGATTGCCCGAGCCACTAAGTTTTGGCGATACATTGTAACCGACATTTCATAATTCTTGTGGTAATGGGTTTCTTGTCCCATTGGTCTCAATTTCAAATTGTCTGCCCTTTAAAGTTGATGCAATAAGTTCTAACATTTCCGCAAATAATAATGGCTCTCCACCTGTAAAAACAATCAAGTCACATTTACTTCTCAAAATCATTTTTATAACTTGTTTTAAAGGTATCAATTCAAACTTTGGTTTTTTGGTTGCGTATTTGGTATCACACCATTTACAATCTAAATTACAACCAGCCAATCTAATGAAGTATGCCTTCTTGCCTACACTACTTGGCTCCCCTTGTATGCTGATAAAATGCTCTACAACGGGTAAATATACGTTCTTTATATTATTCAACGCTAATTTCTGCGTAACTTGTTGGGGTTTCATATAATCTTAGTTTACTGATTTTTAAAAATGGTGCTTGTCGTTTTAATTCGTTCTCTATTCATATCAGTAAGTTCTCACAAGTTGGTGTTTCTAAAATCTCGTTCAAATAATTATGGTCTAATAAATCTATAACGGGGTTTACTGCTTCTTTTAAATCCCCGAAATCAATTACAAAACCTTGCTCGTCTATTTCTCCTTTAACGGTGACGTGTAAAAAATAAGTGTGACCGTGTAATTTTTTACATTTACCTTTATGTTGTGGTAAATAATGTGCCGAGTCAAAAGTAAAAATCTTTGTTATTTCCATTTTAATTTTTTATAGTTTTTGTTAAATCTAAGAAATGTATTTTGTTTGACCACCTCTGCTTACTGCTTTCTTCCATACCTTGGTAAATATCTCAAAGATATTCGTAAATCTTTTTAATTTCTCCTAAACTAACTCTTGCCCCGTATTTTTTTGCGTCTAATAAACTTTGGTATCAATCTTTACCTCTTTTTTGTTTTAATTTTTCAATACAATAATGTGCTATTGTTGTGTCTTGGCTATGAACTAAAAAGTGAGAGCCTGAATACAAGCATACTCCATTGTCGAGATTTCAACGCAGTCAACTTTTCTGCTTACCCGCAATATGGTGTGCTACTAAGTATTTCAACTCTCACTTCTCGTCTGTCATTTCGCAAACAAAACCCGCTCTGATTTTTATAATTCTTTCTCATAAATCATCGCATCTTTTTTGGAGTTGTTCAAACTCTTTTTTGGTTTTATTTGTTTTCATATAATTTTCTATATTCTGTTCATATGTTCATCTTGCCTTCTTTATATTTGTCCGCCATAAAATTAACACAGAACTCTATATTATATGCTTGTTCTTTTGTTATATTATGGCTTGGCAAGTGTATTTGGCAAACACCGTGGCTGTCCTCTCTAACTCCGTTCGTTATAATTTCCGACTGTATATTTCTAAAGCCACTTTCTGCTTTTATAACATTATAAATTATTTGCTTGCCTTCGTCTTTTAAATCCGACCTCGATAAAAAACATTTTACCTTTTCTTGTGTTGTTTCTTTTTTTCAACAATCTTCAACAACCTTTACGGGTGCTTCCGCATTGACGCCGTGAATACAAAACACGGACATATTTGTTAAAATCAAAACAACTGCTACCTTTATGAACGAATTCATATACTAATAGTGTAATGTATTTTTAGAAAAAAGTCAAGTGTTTTTTAATTTGCGAAAGGCAAACAAACTTCAACTGCCTCCCCTAATCATTTGTCTCAAAGTTTTGGGCTGTTATCTCTAACATCTAAGTAGTTTTCCCCTTTACCCGATAAGTAATCATAACTACAACCGCAAAATGCTTTTGAAGCAACACCATTTTTGCTACAAATGTCAATAAACCTGTTTCTTTCTTTATTCATTGCGATTT